CCGAGTCCTACCCGCTGCGCACCGCACCGCAGCCCGTGCTCGAGCTCACCGCCGGCGTCGACACGCAGGACAACCGCCTCGCCGTGCACATCACCGGCTGGACCCGGCGCATGCAGTCCTACACCATCGACTACGTCGAGCTGCCCGGCGACCCCGAACTGCCCGCCGTGTGGGACGCCCTGGTTGATCTGCTGCAGCGCCCCATCCAGCACGAGTCCGGCGCCCTGATGCGCCCCGCCGCGGTGGCGATCGACATGGGCGGCCACCGCACTGAGTCCGTCAAGCACTTTGTGCGCAGCGGCCGGCTGCGCCGCGCCATGGCCATCTTCGGCGCCGTGTCCAACAACGCCCCGATCCTCGGCAAGCCCAAGGATGCCGACGTCACCTGGCGCGGCAAGGTCGACAAGCGCGGCGTGCGCATCTACGCCGTCGGCACCGTCGAGGCGAAGCTGGTGCTCTACCGCCGCATCGCAGGCGACGCCGAGCGCGAGCTGGTCGACCGCATGGTGCGGTTCACCGACCAGCTGCCCGTCGACTACCTGCCCGGGCTGGTGAGCGAGACCTTCAATCCGTCGAAGAACCGCTTCGAAAAGAAGTCCGGCGCCCGCAACGAGCCGCTCGACACCTGGGTCTACAGCTACGCCGCAGCCCACCACCCGGAGCTTCGCCTGCACCGGCGAAGCAACGCGGACTGGGACGCGGCCGAAAAGCGCCTCGCCGGCGCGAAGCGCGCCACCGGCGCGCCACCGGAAGACGGCGCCAGCGCGCCGCCCGAGGCGCCACCGCCGCGCACAACGAACAACGGGGCGGGCGCCAAGCGCCCATGGACGCCGCGGCGCGTCGGATCGTGGATGAAGGGGTAGGACATGCTCAGCCAATCACAGCTCGACGAACGACTGCGGGAATGGACCCACGAGTACGGCTGGGGCGGACTGCGCGGCGGCATACGCGGGCGCAACCTGCTGCAGCGGTTGATCGATCACGCGGGCTTCGTGCCCGAGCGCTGCAACCCGACCGGCCGCAGTCACCAGACCTGGGGCGACGAAGTCGAAGCTGTGGTCGCCGACCTGCAGACGGCGCCGCCGGATCCGCGTGACCCGGGCTACACCTACCGCGTGGCCATGGCCCTGCGCGTCACCCACCTCGGTCCCAGCCACTGGCCGCCGGAAGAGCGCATCGCGGCGCTGCGCAAGGTTGGCGTCGTGATCTCGCGCGCCAGCTACTACAAACTGCTCGAGATCGGCCACATGTACCTGCGCGCCTCGATCCGCGCCCGCGAGGCCGCCGCGTGAGCCGTCGCATGTGGATAACTATGGTAAGTCGTTGATCCTATAACCCCATTGCGTCTAGACGGAAACCCCTTCAACCTAGGCACACTGAGCGCGCTGCGTCCGAAAGGTCCGGCGCGTTCGCCGTTTCAGGGCCCGGCGGTTCCGACTCGCATCCCCCCGTTGCGACCTCTCCCCGGCGCCGCCGGGACCTGACCCCCACGAGGAACCCCACGATGCGAATCCTGGTGCTGCTGCTGGCAGCGCTCACGCTGTGCGCGCGCGCGACGCTGAAGCGCGAAGGCGGCTGAGTTGTGGCAGACCCGGACAAGGCGCCCCGCTTTACGACGGGGGATCTCGTGAGCATCGCCACCTCGCTGCTGCTAGCCGGCGTGGTGTGGGGCGCCTCGGACCAGCGGCTGCAGGCGATCGAAGAAGAGCAAGCCCGCATGCGCCCCACGGTCGAGCTGGTGCCGGTGCTCGTGCAGCGCCAGAACGAAGCCGACCGCCGCGCTGCCGAAACACGCCTGGAGATCAAGGAATCGCTGCGCGAGATCCGCGAAGACGTGCGCGCCATCCGCGCCAACGTGGACCCGCATGAAGCAACGCCACCACGGCGCCGGCCATGACCATGCGCCTGTCGAAGTGGTTCGAGCTCGACGAGTTCACCGCCAGCCAGGTCGCCACCCGCATGGGCCTGGTCATCATGCCCACGCGCACCATCATCGACAACCTCACCGCGCTGGCCGTGCGCGTGCTCGACCCGCTGCGCGACCGGCTCGGCCGGCCCATCACCATCACCAGCGGCTACCGCCCGCCGGAAGTCAACGAAGCCATCCGCGGCAGCGCGCGCAGCCAGCACCTGCGCGGCGAAGCGGCCGACTTCGTCGTGCGCGGCGTCGCACCCGCGGTGGTCATCGCGCACATGCGCAAGCTCGAACTGCCGGTCGACCAGTGCATCCTGGAGTTCGGCCAGTGGGTGCATGTCAGCCACCGCCTGCACGGACCGCAGCGCGGCGAGTACCTGCGCGCCGAACGCGCGCCCACCGGAGTCGTCCACTACACCCCGCTCTGAGGACCACCTCATGCTCGGCAAGCTCAAAGCCGCCATCCGCGTCCTGCGCACCGGCGAGGAAATCGCCAACCCGGTTGCGTGGAAAAACGCGCAGATCGGCGTCAACCTGCTCACCGGCTTCCTGGTCGCGCTGGCCGCTTTTGCCGGCGAGTTCGGTCTGCATCTCGATCTCACCGCCGTGCAACTGGAAGGCGCCGCCTACGGCGTGTTCGCCCTGCTGGGCGTGTTCAACGCGGTGCTGACCGCGATCACCAGCAAGAAAACAGGCCTGCTGCCCGCGCAGAAGGCCGACGACCGAGAACCTCGGGGCTAGCGGTGCGCGCACTGGCCGTCGTCGTCGCCACGCTCCTGTCGGCGGCGACGGCCGGCTGCGCCAGCAATCCCGAGAAACCGCAGCCCGCCAAGCGCGACTGCAAACCCACCGCCAAGACCCTCAGCTACCGCGCGCTTTCGTGCGACGGCGTGCTGCTGGGCGGCCATTGCTACACCTGGATCATTGGAACGGAGTGCGCCCTGTGACCAAGTACGTCGAAATCCTGCGCGCGCTGGCCGCGCTGCTGCCCATCGTCCTGCAGCTGGTCCGCCAGCTCGAGGACGCCCTGCCCACCAGCGGCGCCGGCGCCGCCAAGCTGGCCCAGATCAAGGCCATCCTGCAGCAGGTGTTCGGCACGCTCAGCGGCCTCAGCGTCACCTTCGAGCAGCTCTGGCCCACGGTACAAGCGCTGATCACCGGCGTTGTCGGCGCGTTTAACGCGCTGGGCGTGTTTCGCAAGAGCGGCCAGCTGCCGGCGGCGGAAGGCTGACATCATGCCGAGCCTGATCTACAACCGCGGCCTCGAGAACGCAGCCCGCGGCACCATCGACTTCGACACCGACACCTTCCGGGTGATGCTGACCACGTCGGCCTACACCGAGAACAAGGACACCCACGACTTCCGCGACGACGTCACCAACGAGGTCAGCGGCGCCGGCTACACGACCGGCGGCAACGTGGTCACCGTCACCGTCACCCGCGACGACGCCAACGACCGCGTCGACATCAGCCTCGGCGGCACCACCTGGCCGACCAGCACCATCACCGCGCGCAAGGCCGTCTACTACAAGTCGCGCGGCGGCGCCGCCAGCGCCGACGAGATCATCGCGGTCAACGACTTCGGCACCGACGTGATCAGCACCGGCGGCACCTTCACGCTCAACGCCTCGACGCTGCGGATCCAGAACTGATATGGCCGACAACGTCACCCTGCCGGGCACCGGCGAAGTCGTCGCCACCGACGACATCGGCACGCGCCAGTATCAGCGGATCAAGCTGACCGACGGGCTGGCCGACAGCGAAGTGCACGCGCGCGTCAAGGACACCAACGCCGACGCGCATGACGCGGGCATGGTGGTCCGCCTGACCCCGCAGGACACCTGGTCGGTCAGCTTCACCCGCGTCAACGGCAGCGCGCTGGATTCGCCGGAGATGACCCTGCGCCGCCAGGGCACGGGCGTCACGGTCAGCCAGGCGGCCAGCAACCTGCTGGTGGGCGCCGGCACCACGGCTAACGCGGAGTTCCTCGCGCGCTCCACCATCACCTTCAACGGCGCGCTGATCGAGAGGCACCAGACGGTGCTCTCGCAGCGCATCGCCAACAACAACTTCGCCGTGCTGCTCGCCGATCGGATCGGCGAGGGCCTGAGCTGCACGATCAACAGCACGACCAGCATCAGCGTGACGCTGACCGCGCACGGCTTCACCGCCGCCAACGTCGGCCAGTCCATGTTCGTCGGCGCGATCAACGGCGCCAACGGCGTGCCGGGCCGCTATGCCATCGCGTCGATCCCGGACGCGAACACCATCAACTTCACGGTCGCCGGCTGGCCGGCAAGTGGTAGCTGCACGGTCGACCTGTTCGGCTGGAACTACATCCGCTGGCTCTACACGGGCACCACGGTCACCAACGCCAACATCGACGCCCAGCGCTACGGCTGGAACAGCGGCGACACGGTCGCCACGATCAACACCACGGCCAGCCCCGGCCACATGGCGCAGACCGCGATCGACGGGCGCAACGTCTACTTTTCCGACACCCTGGTCGCGTCCAGCACCGCGCCGACGGTCACCCTGCGCGGGCATCGCGTCGTGTCGATCCCCGACGACGACATCGAACTGTACCTGTACCTGTGGAGCTTCAACGGCACCACCAACCCGGCGTCCGGCACCACCTGGACGGTCGGCTTCGTGGCCGTCGAGGACACGGTCAACCTGCCGGTCTACTTTGCCGGCGCGCGCCCGACGGGCACGGCGGCGCCGATCCCGGTCGTGCAGACCGTCGCGGGCCCTACCCAGCCGGTCTCGGGCACGGTCACCGCCAACGCCGGCACGGGCACTTTTGCCGTGTCGCTGGCGACCAACACGCCGACGCTGGCGGCCGGCAGCAACCTGGCCGCCGACTTCGCCATGCAGTACCGCGCCAGCGCCACCGGCGCCGGCACGCCGACCAACATCAACTGTCCGGCAACGCCTGCGGTTCAGACCATCAAGGGTTCTGCGGGTCGCCTGCTGGGCCTGTACCTCGTCAACACGAACGCCACGATCCGCTGGCTGAAGGTCTACAACATCGTTTCTCCGACGCTGGCATCGTCTACAGCAACGCTGCGCGTCCCGCTGCCGCAGAACGAGCCGGTTTTCATCAACTTCGAGGGCGGCATGGCGTTCGGCACCGCGATCACCTGCGCTGTCACGTCCACGGCATCGATGACGGATTCGACGGGCGCGGTGACTGCCGACGACGTCACCGGGTTCTCGGTCCACGCCTGACCCATGCTGCTGTTTCTGCTCAACCAGCCGGCGGGCAGCGGCTCGGCGACTGCGAACGGCATCACCCTCACCGCCACCGCCAGCCTGATCGCCGGCGCGGCCAGCGCGGCGTCCGGCGCGACGGCCAACGGCGTCACGGTTACGGCGACGACTGCCCTGGTCGCCGGGGCGGCGCAGGGCGGGGCAGCTGCCGCAGGGCAGACCCTCGCCGCCAGTTCTTCCCTGGTCGCGGGCACCGCGGTCGGCGGCGCGGTCGCACCGGGGGCGACTGTCGTCGCCACGACAACGATCGTTGCCGGATCGGCAACGGGCGGCAGCATCGGCGATGCCAGCGCCGCGGGCGCGGTGATCACCGCGGTCGCCACCCTGCTGGCGGGCGCCGCCCAGGCGCTGCCCAACGCGCCGGCCAGCCAGCGCCGCATCGGCGAGTCGGTCGCGGACGCCGAGCGCCGGATCGGCGCCAGCGTGCTCGACGAAGTGCGGCGGATCGGCACGCCGGTGGCGCGCCGCAACCCACAACGGATCGGATGACCATGCAGCAGCAGCGACTCATCGCGGGCGATTCGCTGGTCTTCACGACCAGCGTGCCCGACTATCCGCCGACGGCCGGCTACACGCTGACCTATCGGCTGGTGCGCCGCGACGCCGCCGGCGCGCCGATCAGCTTCGCCGCCGGCGTGTCGGGCGACGTCTACAGCGTGGCCGTCACCCCGGCCACCACCGCCGCCTGGACGCCCGGCCGCTACACCTGGGCCAGCTACGCCAGCAAGGCCGGCGAGCGCTACACCGTCGGCCAGGGCGAGCTGGTGATCGAGGCGGATCCCGCCACCGTCGCCGCGCCCTACGACAACAGGTCCCACGCCCGCAAGGTGCTGGACGCGATCGAGGCCGTGCTCGAGCAGCGCGCGACCACCGACCAGATGCAGATGAGCATCGCCGGTCGCTCGCTGACCCGGATGCAGGTCGCCGACCTGCTGGTGCTGCGCGACCGCTACCGCGCCGAGGTCGGCAGCGAAGACGCCGCGGCCAAGCTGGCAGCGGGGCAGAAAAACCCCCGCTTCATCGGAGTGAGGTTCAGCCGTGCGTAAGGTCTACGACAGCCCGCTCTGGGGTTCGGTGATGGCCGCCCCGGCGCCTGCGCCGCGCCGCGCCACCGGCACCCGACTCTACGCCGGCGCGCGCAATTCGCGCCTGACCGGCGGCTTCGGCAGCGGCGACACCAGCGCCGACGCCGAGCTCAACAGCAGCCTCGCCAAGCTGCGCCAGCGCTCGCGCGAGCTGGTGCGCGACGCGGCCTTCGCCAAGCGCGCGCGCGAGGTGGTGGTCAACAACGTCATCGGCGCCGGCGTCGGCCTGCAGGCGCAGGTGCGCAGCACCCGCGACACCCTGCGCGGCGACGTCAACGACGGCATCGAAAACGCCTGGTGGTCGTGGTGCGATGCGGATTCCTGCCACACCGGCGGCGCGCTGCACTTCCACGACTTCGAGCGCGCCTGCATGGGCCAGGTGTTCGACGCGGGCGAGGTGTTCGTGCGCAAGCACTACAGCCGCTTCGGCGGCTCGTCGGTGCCGCTGGCGCTGGAACTGATCGAGGCCGAGCGCCTCGCCAGCGAATACCAGTCGCCGGCCGGCATCGACCCCGGCAGCAACTACCGCCTCGGCGTCGAGCACGACAGCTTCGGCCGCGCCATCGCCTACTGGTTCCGCGAGCGCCACCCCGGCGACCTGCGCTGGACGGTGGGCGGCAGCGAGCGCCTGGTGCGCGTGCCGGCCAGCGACATCGTACACCTGCGGATCATCACGCGCTGGCCGCAGACCCGCGGCGAGCCCTGGCTGCACGCGGTGGTGCGCAAGCTCGGCGACGTCGACGGATACTCCGAATCCGAAGTGGTCGCCGCCCGCGCGGCCGCGGCCTACATGGCGATCATCGAAACCCCGGACCCGGCCTCGCCGCTGGTCGGCGCCGAGGAAGGCGCCAACGGCCAGAAGCAGATCGAGATCGAGCCCGGCACCGCCGTGCACCTGCAGCCCGGCGAGAAGTGGAACAGCTACACCCCGAACCGCCCGAACCCCAACATGGAAGGGTTCATGCGCCACATGCTGCGCGAGATCGCCGCCGGCGCCTCGTGCAGCTACGAGTCGCTGTCGCGCGACTACTCGCAAAGCAACTACAGCAGCAGCCGGCTGGCCCTGCTCGACGACCGCGACACCTGGAAGACCCTGCAGCAGTGGTGGGTGCGCAGCTTCCGCGCGCCGCTGCACCGCGTCTGGCTGCGCCAGGCGGTGCTGTCGCGCGCGATCCCGGCGATCCGGGTGGAGGAATACGCGATCGACCCGTCTAAGTTCGAGTCGGTGCAGTTCAAGCCGCGCGGCTGGAACTGGGTCGACCCGACCAAGGAAGTCAACGCCTACAAGGAAGCGGTCAAGGCCGGCTTCATGACGGTCACCGACGTGATCGCCGCCACCGCCAACGGCCAGGACATCGAAGAAGTGCTCGACACCCGCGAGCGCGAGCTGCAGATGATGGCCGACAAGGGCCTGGCGTTCGACACCGACCCCACGCTCGCGCCGGCCACGGAGCCCGCCGCGCCGCCGCCGCCGGAAGCACCGGATGACGACGACGAAGTCCCGGCCGATGACGACGACGCGCAAGCGCCCGACGACCCGCGCGCGCGGGTCGTGAACCTTCGGAGGTAGCCGATGAAACTCAAGCCGCAAACCCGCTTCATGAAAACGGAGCGGGTGGACGCCGACGCGCGCGTGGTCGCGCTGTCGTTCTCCAGCGAGACCCCGGTCGAGCGCTACTGGGGCAAGGAAGTGCTCAGCCACGACCCCAAGGCCGCGCGCCTGGACCGGCTCAACGCCGGCGGCCCGCTGCTGTTCAACCACAACCTCGACGACGTCGTGGGCGTGGTCGAGCGCGCCTGGATCGACAAGGGCCGCGGCTACGCCGACGTGCGCTTCCCGGCCCCCGGCACCAGCGCGCGGGCCGACGAGGTCTTCGGCCTGGTGCGCGACGGGATCCTGCGCAACGTCAGCTTCATGTACCGGATCAACCAGGTGGTCGAGGACAAGAAGTCGGAGACCTTCACCGTCACCGACTGGGAGGCGATGGAGGTCTCCATCGTCACCGTGCCGGCGGATCAGTCCGTCGGCGTGGGGCGCACCGCCCCGCTGGATGAAATCGAAGTGCGCGTCTGTTCCACCGAAGCAACGGCCGTCGCAGCTCGCGCCGCCGAAATCCCCCCCGCGGCACCCGCCGCCAATCCGAAGGAAGTCGAAATGACCGAAGCAACTGCCGCGGCGGGCGCAAGCGCCGAAGCTGTGAACCCGGAGCGCCTGCGCATCAAGGCGATCACGGCCCTCGCCCGCCAGCACAAGATCGACGACGCACAGCGCGACGCCTGGATCGACAGCGGCGCGGACCTGGACCAGGTCACCGGCAAGATCCTCGACGTGATCGCCGAGCGCGGTTCCAAGAACCCGCAGTCGGAAGCCAAGCTCGATCTGAGCAAGGGCGACCTCGGCCGCTACAGCATGCTGCGCGCGATCGAAGCCTGCGCCTCGCAGAACTGGTCGAAGGCCGGCTTCGAGGCCGAGTGCTCGAAGGAGATCGCCCAGCGCATGGGCAAGTCCCCCGACCCGCGCCGCTTCCTGGTGCCGTTCGACGTGCTGCAGCGCTCGGTGGCCACCGGCAAGCGTGACCTCGGCGTGACGCCGATGAGCGCCGGCGGCGCCCTGGTGCAGACCGAAAACGTCGGCTTCGTCGAGCTGCTGCGCAACCGCAGCGTGCTCTACGCGATGGGCGCCCGCCGCCTGTCGGGCCTGACCGGCAACGTCACCATCCCGCGCCACACCGCGGCGGCCACCGCGTTCTGGCTCGGCTCGGAAACCACCCCGGCCACCGAGAGCCAGCAGACCTTCGGCCAGATCGCGCTGACGCCCAAGAACGTGGCGGCGTACACCGAGATCAGCCGCCAGCTCGCCCTGCAGTCCTCGCCCGACGCGGAGTCGCTGGTGATGGCCGACCTCGCCGCGATCGTGGCGATCGAAGTCGACCGCGCGGGCCTCGCGGGCTCCGGCGCCGCCGGCCAGCCGACCGGCATCATCAACACCGCCGGCATCGGATCGGTCACGGGCACCACGATCGGCTACGCCGGCATGCTGGAGTTCCAGACCGACACCGCGACCAGCAACGCGCTGTTCGACTCGGCGGGCTACGTCGCCACCCCGGGCGTCGCGTCGATCCTGATGCAGCGCGTGAAGTTCGCCAGCACCGCCAGCCCGCTGTGGGACGGCAACCTGCTCAACGGCAACGCCTGCGGCTTCCGCGCGATGTCGTCCAACCAGCTGCCGGCGTCGAACCTGCTGTTCGGTGCGTTCGACCAGGTGGTCGTGGCCGAGTGGGGCGTGCTCGAGGTCGAGGTCAACCCCTACGCCAACTTCGCGGCGGGGATCATCGGCGTGCGTGCGTTCTACAGCACGGACATCGGCGTGCGCTACCCGGCGGCGTTCAGCCTGTCGACCAACGTGACGTGATCGAGCGGGGGCCCGGCAACGGGCCCCCGAATCACCCATGGCCGAGCAACTTATCAAGGTCACCCGCCCGTTCTGCATCAACGGCCAGCGCCGCGAAGTCGGCGACGTGCTGCCCGTCGATGCCAAGTTCGCGGCCGAGCTTCGCGCGCTGCGCAAAGCCGAGTTCACCACCCAACCCTCCGTCAAGCCGGCCGCCA